AACCCAGAACAAGCACGTCGATTCATCGACTATGTTTGGGATGCAACAGTTCTCGCCCAAGACGGTCGTAGAGTTACAATGCGTGCAAACACGATTGAACTTGAAAAGGTCAACGTAGGTGAGCGTGTTATCCGTTCAGCAGCACAGGCACTTGGTGAATACACCAATGCTGGTGCAACATTCACAAAGGTTGAACTTACTACAAAGAAGATTCGTCTTGACTGGGAGGTTTCAACTGAGGCACTTGAAGATAACATCGAAGGTGCAGCACTTGAAGACCATCTAGTTCGTTTGATGACAAACTCATTCGGTAACGACCTTGAGGATCTTGCCATCAACGGTACTGGAGGAATGGACCCATTCCTTGGTATCATGAACGGTTTCGTAAATCAGGCAACTGATGGAGATTCACACGAAGCAGTCGTTGATACAACAGGAGGATGGACACCTGAGGTAATGCAGGAGATCATTTATGCTCTCCCACGCAAGTACCGTGCTATCAAGTCAGGACTCAAGTTCTACGCAGGTACAGATGTCTTTGCAAACATTGTAAAGAACAACGGTACACTTGCAGATGCTATCTCTGAAGCACTTATGCCAAGAGTTAGCGGAACACCAGGACGTCGTGAAGACTACCTTTCAGGTGGTGGACAGACATTTGGTGGCGCTCGTACCACTCGTGTTCTTGGCATGAATGTTCAGGAAGTTCCTTACTACCCTGCTGGTTATGTCGATTTGACATTCCCACAGAACCGTGTATGGGGTTTCCAGAGAGACATCACCGTCAACCGTGAATACAAGCCAAAGAAGGACACAATTGAATATACAATTTTCGTTCGCTTTGGTCTAACATGGGAAGAACTAGACGCAATTGCATACGCAGAAGCAACACCAGTTGTTTCCTAATGCAAGATGTGTTATGGTTTGGGGAGGGGCTTCGGTCCCTCCCCTTAACCATATAATGATATAATTAATATAAAGGAGAGGTGTTACATGATGGAATCAGTAGGCTTGACAAAAGAAATGCCAAAAACTAAAGAAGATTTAAATTTTGAAAGTGTAAGGGTAAAAGAAGTTATTAACGATGACAATCAAAAAGTTATTACTGGACCAGCAAAAAAGAAAACATCAAAATCCTCAAATATGCAAAAAAATTCCGAGAGTGTTCTTGGATCAAACGCTGCCGATAGAGCACTTGCAAAGATTATTATAGAAGAAAAAGAAGAGCCAAAAAATGTTTCAGAAAAGATTGCACTTTGGTCAAACAAAAACATTCGTTGGTCAGATGTTGGAGCGGTAAGCAAAGGCTATAATATTGTAACAGAGGGGGCATCCGAAAAGTGGCTTTCTAGGGATGGTATCCGAAAGGCTACCCCTGAAGAAGTAGCAACATATTTCGGTAAGTAATTTATGGAAATTGCAAGAACGCAACCGTTCCCGCTTACATTTACTCAGTCTGGATTTGAAGTAAATACAGAATATGTGCTGTGCATTCTTGACGATTACGCAGAAGATCTTGTAGAGATTAGAAGCCCTAGCAATTCAAGCGGAGTCATCTCCATAGATCTACCTAATTATTTCTCTAGGTATGATGATGAATATCGTGGAGAAATTTATTATAATCTGTCAATGACACCAGAAACAACAATCTTGCGTGGAGATTTAGTGTGGGTAGATACAATTACAATTATGCGTCCATATATAAATCCATTAAGCATTGCCGAAACTCCAGAAGATATAGCAAACGCAATAATCTATGAGGAAATTGCAAGAGCAATGATTAATTCAGTAACTGGTGGATTTATGTATACAAGAGAAACGGTTGAAACCGTAGGACTAGGTAACGATTATCTATCAGTTCCATTTAGACTTAATAGAATAGTGAGAGTGTATGAAAACGATATCGTTGTGTATGATGCAGAACCAGCAGACCCAGAAACTTGGACAAACGTAAGGGACTATTATATAACTCCAGATAAATCATCTATTAGTGTAGTAATGCCTAGTGCAACTGGATTTAATAGAACACAGTCAAAGCCTGTAAACATGAGGCGAGGTGCATCAGACTCCTTTACCCTTTATAACACAAATGATTCCCCAAACTTTGCATATGACGTGTATGATACTAAAACATTTTCAGATTACGGGGGTAACTCTGTAATGTTTCCATCTGGATGGGACTATGTAGTATTAGTTGAAGCGGGATGGCCTATCATTCCGCAGGATATAAAACAGGCTACCAGCCTCCTTATCAATGACATTAAGTGTAATAATCTTCCTTATGTTAATCAATATATCTCAGAATACAAAAGCGATCAGTTTAACATTAAGTTCAATGATCTTGCATTTAAAGATACTGGAAATAGAATTGCTGACAAAATTCTTTCTGCCTACGTTAGGCCAATCTATCGCCTTGGGGTTCTATAATGGCGTTATTTCCATGTTACAACCTATTCTTTCCAATGCATTGCGATGTTTACTATTCAATAGAGACTCAAGACGATTATGGAAAAATGGTAAAAGAATGGTTTTTTGATAGAACGGAGCATTGTTCAATTTATTCAATTAGCGATAGATCTAATGATGAAAACTTTACATTCAATTCTGCTAGCAACGATATTTTTTTTAAATTAGAAACCATGCTTTATGGAAGAACAGAAAAAGATTTAAGAAAATCTTCAAATGGAGAATACTACCCACTGTCTAATATCTTAATAAATAATATTCGAGGATTGGAAGCAGATGAACCATTCTTTATTGAAACTGTTGGTGGATTTATTGGTACGCCGACATTATATGAGATTAAAGCAAATCAACCATATGTTGGTCCTTTTAATAAGGTAGATTATTATAAAATACAGTTAGAGCGTTCAGATATTCAAGGTGATCTGTTAACATGATAAACGTTAAAATAGATGCAATGCAATTAAACAGGACATTGAACAATGTTGTGAAATATTCTGACGGATTTCTTAAAGGAATAGACATGAAAAAAATAGAATTTAATAATGAAATCGCTAATTTTACTTCCGCTGCATTGGGTAAATATATTGATGCTCAAGCAAGAATGAATCCATTAAGGTTACACCATGTGTATGAATGGGGAAAGTCAGGAAATCAAGCATCAAGACTTTTTGAGTTTGACACAATGGTTTCAGGAAAAAGTATTCACTTTACTGGAAAATTCCTTCCATCTAAATCTGTAAGCAATACATCAAATGAACCATTTGTAGACAAGGCAAATATTATGGAAAATTCTATTAAAGTAGTAATAGAGCCTAAGAACAGTGACGTATTGGCATTTGAAAATAACGGCGAAACAGTATTCACTACAAACGCAATCTATATAGATCATCCCGGTGGAGATGAAGTTGCTGGAAGTTTTGGAGAAACTGTTAATGATTTTTTTGAAAACTATTTTACTAACGGATTGTTGGGGCCACTCATAAGTAAATTGTCAACAGCAAGAGAATTTACTGCATCATTTTCTTCTGGGGCAAAAAGTGGTAGTAATGAGGGTATTCGTGCAGGAAAAGAATATTTAAATGTTAAGGGGGTAGTTGAATGAGTCTAACAGATTTAACCCTACCAGTACTTGCAGTAAATGGATATCTATGGGATACCATGAAAGACATTGAACCAAGTTTTGCAGCAAGGTATGGATCTACTTTGCCATTTTTCCCACTCAGCGATTCAGCAACAGGAGCAAGTTGGGAGAACAAGCCTTACATTATTTATGACAGAATGATGAGAACTACGGGAAGTTCTTTTTATCCAATAAAAAAGGATCATATACTTTATGCAGTAAAGGCAACTGATATTGAATCATTGCAATGGGGGCTTGCAATTGAATATATTCTTGATAGAATGGATGATGCTGCTCAAGACATTAATCAGTGGAATAGACAGAATAATAACAAATATAAAGTCTATTTTCATAATTTAAGAGTATTCCAATCAGAGGCTTCTACAAATAGAAACTTTAGCACAAGACCATACTATATTACTGAATTTATTGTTCAATCTGAATATCATTTCACTGAACCATTAGAATCTTTTTTGACATAAAAAAAGCAGGTATAATGGTACTGAGGAAACATCCGCAGTAAAAAAATAAAAGGAAAATAGAGGTGAAGTAAAATGGCTTATAGTCGTGGTGATTCAAAGCAGATTATCGTTGGTGCAGCGGCACTATTCGTATCAAAGACCACTCAGTTCGATCCAACAAATGCTAGTCCAATACTACCAAATTTCGTAGCAGGGACAACATATCGCGAAACACTTACAACTGCCTCAACAGTTGTCCGTAACGTAGGTTACACAATGAATGGTTTGGAAATTCAGTTTCAACCAGACTTTGGTGAAGTTCAAGTAGATCAACTTCTTGACGTTGCAAAGTTGTACAAGCAAGGAATGCAGGTTAACCTTAATACAGCATTTGCAGAAGCAACACTTGAGAACCTTCTCGTTGCAATTGCTGCTCCAAGTGACGATCTAGTTGAAAATCAAAAGTGGAACAACCCACTAGAAAGAGGATCAATAAACTACGCAGATGTAATGGAACTTACATCAGGCGAAATTGGCGAATGCCCAGTTGAGCGTGGACTTATTGCAGTCGGACCTGGTACAGGAGATTGTGCAGCAGGAAGTTCAATTGAAAGAATCTACGTTGCTTACCGTGCGCTTTCAATTGAAAACGTTACAGTATCTGCAAAGAGAGATGAAGCCTCAATGTTTGAAGTTTCATTCCGTCTGCTCCCAGCAGACAATGGTTCATACGGAAAGATCGTTGACCGTCTTGTACCAACATCCTGATAAAGGATATAATTTAATAGGCACTGGCCCCGCTTCGGCGGGGCTTTTGTCATGCATGATATAATTACTCATTAACCTAGAAAGGATAAATAAATGGCAACAGCAATTTATGAAACAACAGAAGCACAGTTAATGGATGGCAAGAAGATCAAGATGCGTCCATTAAAAATTTCTCTTTTAAGAGAATTTATGAAGAAGTTTGAAACTTTAGGAGAAAATCTAGAGAGCAACGATGCATCGATGAACCTCCTTATGGATTGTGTACAAATTGCAATGAAGCAATATGATCCATCATTGGCAGATAACCGTGAAGAACTTGAAGATAACTTAGATCTTCCAACGGTATACAAGATAATTGAATGTGCATCTGGAATTAAGTTAGATGATCAGGGAAACGCACTAGCAGCGGGGAATCTTGGTCTGATCTAGACCTTGCCAAGATAGAATCAGAAGTCTTTATTATTGGCAAATGGAAAGACTATGAAGATTTGGAAAATAGTCTTTCCATGCCAGAGTTGATAGGTTGCTTATCTGCAAAAAGAGAAGACGAATATCAACAAAAGAAATTCTTCGCTGCAATCCAAGGAATTGATTTAGATGGAGATTCAAAACAAGAAAAGGGACAAAAAGAATGGGAAGATCTTAAGTCTAGAGTATTTAGCGGCGGTAGAGCGACAGACTCAAATGACGTAGTATCTCTCCAAGGAGTTAATGCAGCACAGGCTGGATTTGGAATTGGCTCTGGACTTGATTATAACAACATCGGAGACGGTTCAGGAAGTTGGAATTAAGCACAAAGATGATATAATCTACTAAGGTGAAAAACTAATGTCCACGCCAGTAAATGCAAATATAAACGTACTTATTAATACAGAGCAGGCAACTGCTCAGTTACGTTCGTTACAAGCACAAATAAATTCATTTAATAACGCAGCAATATCCTCTAGTTCGGCTGCGGCGGCAAAACAAATTGCCTTAAACAAGGCTCTTATGGATTCTGCTTCTGCTAGTGGAATGTTCAACGCAAGAATTGTTCCAGTAACAAGCAGCGTTGATAGATTTTCACAAGCCCTAGACAAGGGCAAATTGTCTTTGGGAGAGTATACTCGTTATGCAGCATCACAGATGCCAAGCCTAAGTCGTGTCTTTAAAAAAGAATTTGACATGATGGCGAGCGTTGCAGAGGACAGAGTTAAGAGAATTCAAACTCAATATACTGCGCTTGGAAAATCTCAAAAAGCATTATCATTGCAGCCTACCGCATTAGCGATGGAAGACTTTGGCACAAAGGCAGCAATCGCTGCTCAAAAACAAATGCTCTTCAATAAGATGATTGACGATGGTTCAACAAAACTGCTCAACTGGGGAAAGAATACTCAATGGGCAGGCCGTCAGTTGATGGTAGGATTTAGTCTACCTCTTGCTGCATTCGGAGCAATAGCAGCAAAGACATTCATGGAAATCGACAAGGCAACGATTTCCTTAAAAAGAGTTTACGGAGACTTGGACACAACGAAAGAAGAACTAAATGCTAATGTTGAGGCAGTTAAGGGTCTAGGCAAAGAGTATACAAAATATGGAATTACTTTGGCAGACACAATTAAGTTGTCTGGACGTGCGGCAGCAACTGGTGCAACAAATGAAAAACTTATGGCTGCAACTGAACAGACACTAAGATTTGCAACACTTGGTCAAATGGACTACAATCAAGCACTTGATACAACGATCTCTCTTCAAACTGCATTTAATATTTCTAATGAAGATCTTGGAAAAACTGTAGATTACCTTAACGCAGTAGAAAACCAAACGATTCTTACCATGGAGGATATGTCTCTGGCTATTCCAAGAGTTGCTACGGTAGTTCAAGGTCTTGGAGGTAGCGTAGAAGACCTAGCAATCATGATGACAGCCATGCGTGAAGGTGGGGTGAGCGCAGAGAATGCTGCAAACGGTTTGAAGTCTGGTCTTGCATCATTAATTAACCCAACTAAAAGAGCCTCTGAAGGCTTGGCTGGAATGGGAATTAATCTCAAGGGAATAATCAACCAGAACAAAGGCGACCTTATGGGTATCGTCACTGAGTTTGGAGCGGCAATAAATAAACTTGATGGATTTAGTCGTCAACAGGTATTGGAAAAGGTATTCGGTAAGTTTCAATATGCAAGAATGAGTGCGCTGTTTACCAACATAACTAAGGATTCTGGGCAGGCTGCAAGAGCAATGGATATTGCTGCAATGTCAGCAGAAGAACTTGCTAGCATTTCTGAAAAAGAACTTGGTCAAATATCAGAATCAACTTCTGTAAAATTTCAAGCAGCAATGGAACAACTTAAGATTGCAATTGCTCCAATTGGAGAAGCGTTCCTCAAGGCATTAACTCCAGTTATTAGCGTAGTTACAAAAATAGCCGATGCATTCAATAATCTTCCAGATGGAGTAAAGAATGCAACTGCATTGATTATTGGTCTTGTTGCAGGAATTGGTCCAATTATTCTTATGACTGTTGGACTTTTGGCTAATGGGTTTGCCAATATTGTAAAATTCATTCAAACACTAAGACGAGGATTCTCAAGAATTAAGGGTGATGCATCTGTCTTTGATTATCTGAGCAATGCAGAACTTGATGCGGCGGCTGCGGCACAAACCTTAGAAGGAAAAACAAGTCAACTAACTAGTTCTTTGCGACTTCAGAAAGATGCTGTTCAATCTTTGATTGGGATGTATGGTAGGTATACAAAGTCTGCTGGTCTGGCTGCAACGGCTTTGCCAACGACGCTTGGAGGCGGCGGTAGAAGAGGAAGAGGACAACCACCAACATTAAGGATGGCAGATGGTGGAGTTGTTCCTGGTAGTGGAAGTGGGGATAAGATCCCCGCTCTATTAGAGCCTGGAGAAACGGTTGTCACTAAAAAAGCATCACAACGATATGCTCCAGTTATTGCTGCAATGAATGCTGGAACGTTGCCTGGATATAAAAAGGGTAAGAATGCAAACGTACCAAATCTTGTTGGAGCAACGATGCCAGAAGGATTGGAGTTTAGACAAGATACAAGAACAACTCAGGGCATTGAGTTATTTTTTAATCGTATACGAGAGGCTGCAATTGCAGCAGGAACATTAGATGATACCATTGAAAGAACAAATGCTGTTCTAGCATCCCTTGCAGCAGCAGGAAAAAGGGTAAGTTCATCAGGGTTTATGGCGGCTATGGCTCAACAAGGATTTGCTCCTCAACTTCCAGGAGCAAGATACAATGCAAAGGCGGCAGGAGAAACTAGAACTGTTGAGCAACAACTTCTTGCTGAAAGACCGTCTACTGGAGCAAAAGAATATGCTACCGCTGATGCTGCTTCACGCGCAGCAGGAGATGCAATGGAAGCATATGAAGAAGAAAGACTTAAACAATTAAGATATGAAGGAAAGTTAAAAGACGATCAATTAAAAGAGTACAAGAAAAATTCAGATAAAAGAGTAAAAAGTGCTCGTCAAGTTGATAGAGCACACACTATTGAAATAAAAAATAATGAAGAAAAATTAATTTTTGAAAATTGGCAAAGCCAAAATTGGAAAGCACAAAGTGGAGCGGAAAATCAACTTTCACAAATAATTCAGTCATCTCCTCGTAATCAAAGAGCGTATCTAGCAGAATTAGAAAGGTCAGAATTCACCGAACAACAAAAGCAAGAGATTGCAAGAAAAGTTACTAAGGGGATGGCATTAACTGAACAAGAGTTGCAACTTCAAAAAAGAATATTAGAAAAAATGCTTAGGGATACACAAATTGATGTTAGCCCAGGATTTAGATCTTTTGCAACGGGAGCCGTTGCTGCTGCTGAAGTACGTCAAGATAGATTTAATTCCGATTCAGGAGAAAGAGATGCAATAGAAAGCGGAAGATCTTACGGTAGAGCAGCAGTAACTGGTACAAAAAAAGCCATGAAAATCAATAGTCCATCAGAAGCATATGCAGAAGTTATGGATGATGCTGCTGAAGGAATGGTTGTTGGAGCAAAGAGATCTTCTAAGGTTGCAGCAAGTTCTGGAAAGATGTTAGCGCAATCAGCAAGAGAAGCATATAAGATGGAGATGTCTCATTTAAGAAGAGATATGAGAAATGTTGGTGTCATGGAAGCGGGTGGAATGACAGATGCCACACAACAAACAAGACAATTAAGAAGACTAGAAGAATCAAGACAAAAGGCTAGAACTGTTGAACTAGTAGAAACAAAAAGAATGGCAAAGTTGGCAGATGAAAATGCAAGACTTGCTGCTCAGTCAGCAAGAGCAATGCTTGAACAAGAATTAGCAATGCAAGAACA